CGAGAACGACGACATTACCGAATGGAAGCTAAAGCATACCCCCTGCATCGTGGCCGGAGCTTATGCCTACGGCGCAAGGTTCGATCAGCTCGGGGATTATGCGGCAACCAAGGCGGAGTATGAAAACCTGATAGTCAGGATGTTCGCCGATCAGGAAAACGATTTAGACGCCCCGCACGCAACGGCCTATTACGACTAAAATGGATTACTGGAGCACGCTAACCGAAGCACAGAGAGAGTGGCGGTTAAGAAACTGGAAATAGAAAGGAAAACAATGGCAGACAACAATTACAGCCCCCAGGAAGTAGGCGGAATACAGCCGATCTATTGCCCGCAGTGCAGTCAGGAGATAAAGCCGCTCGATTCTTATCAACTGAGCACCGACAACAAGCGGTATCACTACCCGGTCTGCTGGCAGCGCTACGAGCTTGACTTGCCGGCTACCGGCGGCGCGGCTCGTGCCATTACCCCTAGTGCGCCGATCATAGAGAAAGAGCCGGCAGTGGAACTAACCGAGTCGCACAAGCCGTGGCGGAAAAAGTAAGTTTTGCAGGTATGAATGGCTCTTAAGCCTGAAATACTTTCTTCTTTTTCTGGTGGAATAAACCTCACTGGTGCGCCGTTAAATATTGGCGAAAATGATCTGCTCGGTTGTCAAAACATGTACCCGGTCGCATCCGGCTATCTTATCGGCCGGGGCGGGCAGACTAATTACACGCCGTCGGCAATCGACGCCAACCCGATAAAATCTCTCTATCGCTTCTACAAGCAAAACGGCCAGGGCATTACCTTAGCCACATCCGGCGCCGCCGTTTACCGGATGAACGACAGCACCGGCGCGGCGACTCTGATACTCGGCGGGCAGAGTTTAGGGCAGCGCGTTTCTTTCACCAGCTGGTCGACTAAAGATAAGGTTTATTGGCAGAACAACGCCGGCTCGATGCAGTCCTACGACGGCACGACGGTGAGCGCTTTAGGTGCCGCCCCGGTCGGCTCTCAGATTGAAATGTATCTAGACCGCCTGTACGTGCTTCAGCCGAATCAAGTCGCGTTCAGCGATCTAGCCCGCGATGATGTTTGGCAGGGCGCGGCGCTTTTAAATATCGGCGATAACAAGGGCGGCACCGCGCAGTTTATAAAGGCTGCGAATCAAATGCTGATTGTCGGCAAGAGCTCGGGCCTGTGGCGTCTTCAAGGCTCCCCGCTCTTAGGCAACGTGTTTCGGCAATATTCCGATGTTGGCTGTGTAGCCCCGTGGTCGGCCGATGTAGTGACGGTAGTGAGCAACGGGCAGGTCATACCGGCAGGCGTTATATTCTGCGGCAAGGACGGCATTTACATCACCGACGGCAATACGACAACGCTGGTCAGTAACAAAATAACCCCTATCTTTACCGGCTATTTCAGGGGCGCGGTCGGCAAATATTACCCCAAGCTAAGACAGTATTGGTTTAGCTTCGACACTTCGGGCGGCGCTAATGACACGCTTTGGGTCGGCACTAACATAGACATGGCCGGCTCACAGATAGCATGGTCCGAATACACCGGCTTTAACCTGGATTCATTCACGGTATTTGACGGCATTAACGACAGCGGGGAGCTTTTAGCGGGGCTTTCCACTAACGGCATAATCAGGCGCCTTGACAGCGGTATTCAGGATGCGGGCGTGGACTATACCTGTTCCTTGACAACCCGCTATTTCGGCGCCCCGTTCAATAATCAGCAGGTGCGCTGGATAAAGCCGGTATTCGATGCGACCAAGACGGTGCATTACCAAATCGACTATTTTCAAAAGCAGCTATCGGCCGGCAACATGACGGTAGATGCCCCGGCGGGGATTTGGGATGTAGGCACGTGGGATATCGGTACATGGGGCGGCACGTCGTTTAACAGCGCGCGCACCAGCGTGCTCGACTACAAGTACGGCCGCTACTACTCAACCAAGATTTTCAATACCGGCGACGGATCAAGATTTAAGTTCTTCTCTCTGGCCATAGAGTCGCGCAGCAAGGACCGGCGTTTTCACGACGTTTTTACTTTAAATACGAGTCCATAAGATGGGTATTGTCAGTAAACTATTCACATTTGTAGCCGGCACGACAAAGAGCGGCGAAGCGGCGCAGGTAAATACCGATTTCGACACTCTTTATACGCTCGTAAACGGCAATTTAGACGATGCTAATATTACGGCGCTTGCCAATATTCAGCAGTCCAAGATTCTCAACCTGAGCGCGGATTTAAACACTATTCGGGCTACCAAGGTAGGCTCGGCCGGCATCTTGACATTTACCGGCAACGGTACATGGACAAAGTCGAGTAATTTGCTGTTTATCGACGTGATTGTGATCGGCGGTGGCGGTGGGGGCGGTTCTCCGGTGCCAACCGGAGTGCCCGGCTCTACCCGCGCTGGCGGCGGCGGCTCGGGCGGCGGCTATTCGCGCAAGATAATTGCGGCGGTAACACTGGGCGCTACAGAAATCGTTACGGTCGGCGCCGGCGGCATAGGCGGCAATAACGGGCAGACAGGCGCCCAGGGGGTAACGTCTAGCTTCGGCAGTCACTTGACCGCAACAGGCGGGTTAGGCGGCAGTTTCTCATCGTTCGACAACACAATCGGTATTGCGCAATCGGGCGGCGGGGTAGGCACTAACGGCTTAGTCAATGCCACCGGCAGTGACGGCCAGCACGGGTTTGCGTCGCTTGCCAACGTGGTTTACGGCGGCAACGGCGGCTCATCTATTATGGGCGGCGGGGGCTTAGGAGGCGTTGGCGGGCAGGTTACACCGCAGCCGGGTAAGGCTTACGGTGGTGGTGGCGGCGGCGGGTTAAGTGATGATTCAGCGGCGCTTGCCGGCGGTGACGGCGGGCAGGGCGTTGTGATCGTGGCCGAGTATCGGGGGGCATAAGTTGCAGCGCTTTACCGACGCCGGGGCTTTAAATCCGCAGTGGGACGAGGTTATCAATAATGCGATCGATAAGCGCCAGTTCGCGGAAGTGGTAACGGACACGGCTAATCTCGAGTATGCGGTAGAGCACGGGTTTGGCACCGTGCCGCTAGGCTTTATCGTTATCAAGCAGGACAAAGCAGCGATTACTTACAGCGGCCCTACGCCGTGGGATTCAAAGAACATTTACGTGCAGACTAGTGTGGATCACGTAACGCTTCGGATGCTGATTTTCTGAAAATGACTGATTTATTGCTTGAAATGATGGCTGAGCGCTTTCCGTTCTTAAGTGCCGCCGATGCCAAGCAGGTGCTTGAGTTGTGCAACAAAAACAACCGGCTTTTCTATTTTCCGGAGGATAAGCCCAATTTCCTGCTTGGCTATTATCAGTTTTTCCCCGAGCTAATTAACGTGGTTAGAAACCAGGAACTAGATACGCTCATGAAATGCGACTTGACGCACGGGCCGCTAGTCTATGTGGCCGTGCTGATCATGCCGGGAAACGCGCTCAAGATGATAAGCGCTATCGTGCGGATTTTAGAAGCACGCGCCTATGCGTTTCATCGTTACAAAGAGGACGGTTTCGAGTTTCACTTTGTCAAAAACAACCGCTACGGGAAACTTCGAGCAGGGCATAACTATGCGAGTCAACAGTAAAATCGTTGTCGATATTGCTACAGGATCGGTTGTCGAGCGCGATAGCTACGAATACTCAGGCCCGCTTGTCAAGTGTATTACCGGCAGCGGCGGCAGCACTAAGAGCAAGAGCAAGTCAAAACAGCAGTCAACATCGGAAAGCGGCACAAAGTACAACGAAGATTTTATGAGGCTTGCAAGCCAGTATGCCAATGATCCTAGCAATGCGCCGGGGTATAATCCGCAGTACGTGAAGGGCGCCTATACCGGCATTGCACCAGGTGGTTTTGACAAGCTCGAAAACTCACTTTACGACACGAACGCTTCCAAGCTTTCACAGGCTTATAATACGGCTGTTGCCAATCAGCGCGAGGAATTAGCACAGACCGGCGCTCTTAACTCCCCATCGCAGTACCTTGAAGGCTCGGCCCGTTCGAGTCTTGACCGAAGCTATATCCAGAACTTGCAGCAGGCGGCACGCGATGCAGCGCTTGGCCGGCTCGGGGCCGAGCAGACTGACGCACAGAACCGCACGGCCTTTGATGTAGGGGAGGCAACACGGCAAACGGGTTTCAATACCGATACGGCTCAACAATTACTGAATTTATGGCTGAAAAAAATTCAGATCGCTATTGAGTCTGGCAGGTACGCCACAGGACAAAGCACAGGTGAAAGCAGCGGTACGAGTAGCGGCGTTCAAGGCAGCGGCGGTTTTTTTGGTTTTGGTACAGCAAAATAAAGGTAAAGTTGATTTATGGGATTAGCCGACTTTTTGGCAGAAGCGGGCGGTAACGCTCCGGTTGGCAACATTGCGCGTGCAGCGGGTGGCAAAACTATAGCTCAGCGTGATCTTGATTCATACATCAATAATGATTTGCCGGCGTTAGCTCAGGAAATACAAGCTAACACCGATAGAACGAAAATACCTGCATTGCAGATGAAATTTATTCAAACATCGCTCAAAGCAGGTCTACCAATGCCGGCAGTTGAGAAATTGTCGGATATGCTAATCGGGCCGCACCTTCAAGGGATAAAAGAAGATGAACTCAATAAGTTCCGCGAGGATCTACAAGGATTACCGGCATCACCGAGGCCGCAAACCGGCAATGAGCTAGTCAAGGGGCCGGATGTTCCTGCTGTACCGCCCCGGCCGCTAGATCAGGAAATGGCAGTACGTTTCGGTGATGTTATAGGTGCTAAACCCGAATTGATGGCGCACCTGTTAGGCACCCCGGCTGAAATTGCTGCCAAGCAGGCAAGCACGGCAAAGACGCAGGGGGAGATAGACAGAGAGGCACGTGCGGCACGCCAACGCGAAGGATTGTCCAATGTGCCGACAGCGCCGGGGCAACCGTCACCGCAAGATATCGGCATACTTAATCCACCAGGACTTCAGCAATTCCTACCGCAGCGCGACAAACCGGAAGATCCGCTACTGGAGGAACGCCGGGCACTAATAACTGCACAAACCGGAGCGGCTAATTCCTTGGCAAGCCTGCGTGACTTAGGCGGCTCAGGTAGGGGCGCAGGAGGGCAGGGTACTACGACGGAGAGCCCGCGCTTAGTAACCCCGGCGATACAAGCAGATGCGGCAAAGCAGATAGCTAAGGCGGCTAATGATCGCGGCATGACAACCCCGGCTCAGATACAACAGATTGCCGACGAGTTTGGCTATACACTAGAAGGCAGCCCGGTGCTTGACGAAGGCTGGTTTACTCCGAGTATAAAAGGAAATTTTCGTTTAACGCCTAAAGACGTAACTAAAACAGTAACAAAAGGCGCCCCGCAGCCAAGCGGCCAAGGCCGCTATAGTCAAGGTGTGCCTACCGGCTCAGCACCAGTGCCAGCACAAGGACAGCCGGGTGGGCAAGCAAGAAAACCGACGCCAGAAGAAGTTAAGGCCGCCAAAAAGCGCTTAGGGATTCCGTAATGGGCAGGGTTGACGATCTTTTAACGCTTGAGGCAGCGGGGGAGTTGCCGGCGCACATGCAAGCGGACCTCGACACGCTTCGCTCTGCCGGTGAGATACCGGGCGGTGGTGGTGCGGATATGAATCTTTCAGCCGCACCGCCGCAGCAGCAGAAAAAGGGGCTAACGCAGTACATCGGCGATGAGTTCAAAGCGGGCGTGAAAGAGGCCACCAGCCCGTCTACCGCTCAATATCCCGGCGCCGAGACAATAGGTAATTTCTCACCGACACTACGAAATATTTTTGGCTCGCTTCTAGGCGCAAGCCGCGCCGCTTATGCCGTGCCTACCGGATTAGCACAGAAATACGTTACCGAGCCGCTAAAAGAGGGTGCAGCACCTTATACCCCGGAACAGTTAGCGCACATGAAGCAATTTGAGCCGGGGCGGTATCAGGCAATTAGCCAGATGACGCCGGAGGAGCAAAAGGCCGGTCAGGAAAGAGCGGCAGAAACGGCCGGTATGTTGGCGTCGACGGCACTAACGGCGGGCGGCACCGGGTTAGTTAGAAACGCGCCTAATATCGTGCTCAGGACAGCAGGCCGCGTGCTCGACCCGCTAGCCAGTGCCGGCGGCATCAATAGGCCAGGGGCGCTCAAGGACGCACTGGAAGCACGCTCGCAAGGCATTGCGGATGCCACAGGCAATCTTTCTACCGCCAAAACAGAGTTGCAACAGTTAATCGACAGACAGAACGCATTGAAGGCGCAGCAAGGGGATATTTTAACCAATATCGGGCAGCAGCAGAGAACTTTAAGAGACACGCGGCCGGTTATGCCAACCGCGCCGGACGTATCGGGGGTTAATCTTGCCGATACAGTCACGCAGGCGGCCCCAGGCAAGATAGAGGCGGGGCAGCAGTTCGGCAAAGTGATCAAAGGCGAGACAAAGCGGCTCTATGCGCAGTCATCCAAGAACTACGAGAATATCGCCAAGCAGTTCGGTGATGAGGTTGTGCCACAGGCGGCATTACAGCCCATTGTAGATGAAGCAGTCGGGCTTGAAGGGGAGCTACGCGGCGTGCCGGCGACTAAGCGAGTCGCTATGCAGATACCCCCAGGACAAGAAGAACTCCCAGCACAGGCGATAGAGCCGCCTAGACCACGCCCAGCACCGCTGCCAATCGCCCGACCCGCAGCGCCAACGACAGTTGAACCTCCGACCTCTCCGACCTACGAGGCATGGGTGCCACGCCCGTCCGAAGCAGCGCCAGCGCCGCCGCCTCCGCGTGTCACCAAAATTGAAATGGGGAAATCGGGTTTCCGGGGTGATCCGCAGGTAGAATTAACACTCGCCCAACGCCAAGCCCAAGAACGAGCAAGAATCATCGAAGGAGAGACCATGTACCCCGAAGGCGGCAGCAGTAACCCATCGGAAGCGAGTCAGCAATATGCGAGGACGTATCTCAGCCTTAGAAAGAACGCCGCCGAACAGCCACCGGCAAAGCCAACTCCCAGAGTGCCCG